GAGCTAAACTTCCCCAAGGATAGCTCCATTTTTAAATAAATAGATATTCAAGTATACATATATATACATATAATAGTATTAAATAAATAATTAATTTTATAGTCAAAGTATACACTTTGACTTTTTATAGGTTGAAGTTTACACATTCAAGCTAAAAGAAATCCAATACCAGCTTCAAATAATAACTTAGCTGTAGTTTGGAATAAAGGATTAGAAGCAATGCTTTTTGCAATACTAATTGCTTTCTTAATATGCTCAGGATTCTCTGAAAATCGATCAGTTTCAGATAACATATTAAGCAAAGAAGCAAGAGTAGCAAATGCATCAGTTGGAGGACGACGCAAAAACACAGACTTATCTTCAGTGTCAAGTTCAATATTAATACGGCCACGAAGAATAAAAGTAGCATTTCCACCAGCAATGGGTCCATCGACAACAACAGTTCCAAGACAGAACTCGGTTGGGCCGATTAAGTCACCAGCGGCTAAATTAACAACGTCAACATCAAGAAGATCATAAGCGGCTGACTTGCTAGGAACATAATTCCAAGCCAGTCCAGTGGAAGCTTTAATAGTACCAGAACGAAAATTGACGGGGCCAGTAGTTCCAACAAATGGTAATAACTGGCTGACAAGTGGGGTTATGTATTGAGCTTGGTCACTAGGTAATTGTATACCATTTAATTCACCATTCATGTTTAGATTTGCAGTGGTATTAGTTAATACAGCGTTTAGGCCGGAGACACAGACACCAGCAGCTGTTTCATATTGGATTTTGCAGGTATTAGACGCAGGTGAAAGATTCCACAAGGAATAATCAACCCAGTAGTGTGCATTAGGGATCTGAACCCCTGCAACACCTAACGAAAAGGAAATACCAGAATCAATGGCACGATTGGTAGCAACAATTTCAGAATAAATAATGAAACCAATAGTACCAATAGCAGCTAAATCAGCAAAGGTGGCCACAACATTGACAGTAAGATTAACAGAACCATTAGCATGTGAAGCGACAACGGTAGCAGCAGTTGAAGCGATGTTGGAACAATAATAATTTCCATTAATGTCCTGTAACACAGAACCTAAATAACCTATACAGGTTATAGAAGCAGGACTAGGATTAACAAAATTAAATTGTGGTGCACCACCCCAAGTAGACGAACCAGTAACATAGATAGAAGGTGAATGGATTGTTTTTCCAAAAGGATTAATAGACCAAAGATCAAGATTGGCGATTGGTGTGGATAACATAGTTGAAGGAACATAACCAGTGGTTGTATTTACAAGAAGTGTTTCTTGTATGCAAAAATATTGAGTTGATAAATTTGTAGAAGGCAATACAGTTTCAACATAATCTTGATGTATTGTAGCAGTGTTAATATTAGGATAAAGCCAAGAAAATAATTTTTCGGGATTAGGTCTTATGATGAAAGCACCTCTATTAAGTGTACCAAATTCAGCAGCACCCAATTCCTTTTCCCACTCCAAGCAAATGTTACCTAGTGGTCTAGTAGAACCACGAGGAATGAGAAAGGGACGGTTTAGATCCATCATATTTTGAACATATTTTCTTAATTGTGTCATGTGATTAGCACGTTGAGTTGTCATGCCCATAGAAGGTTTAATAGGTTGACGTATAGTTTTAATACTAGGACGATAGGTCATACGTGGGGGAACAATGATTTCAACATTTTCTTTACCAGATTGTTTAATGATTTTCTTTTTCATCTTATTAGTGGTTTTACGTTTGTTGTTGTTGTTATTGTTCTTATTTTGATAACGGGGTTTAGCATCAACTTTAATTTCAATGCCAGACATGTATACACATTCGCATGAACGTCATATACAGTTGTTGCACCAAGGAGGAACAATGTGACGAACGTCACTTATAGGATTATCAGGAAGAAATGGTAAAAGAGGATGATGTCGTAAAAAGTTATTAGGATAAGTGTCCTCAGAATTTAAATCATCAGTAACATATGACCAATGTTGAACATGAATCGGATTCATGTGGAAAAGAATCAAAGGAGAAAATATGGGACCAAAAGAGACTTGACTTAATTCATTTTCAATTTGAATTTGTGTTACGAAGTCAATTTTAAACATCTCGAAATACAATTGTCTGGTGTCATTAGTAATACAGGAAGGTGTTCGCCAAATTTTAATTTCCTTCAAAAGATCAAGCATTTGTGTTCGTTCATATAATGAGAGCTGAATAGTACGGATCACATGTCTAACATCAATACTAGAGGTTAATTTTAAAACATGATCACAAAAGGGAGAAATGATTGGGCAATTTGGAAATTCACATTTAAAACTAATGGCCTTAAGACGTAACAAAGCCATCCTAATTTTAGGACCAGTAGAATTATATTGCTGTGAAGCCCAACCAAATTTTAATAATAATATCAGAGCATTCCTAATTATATCATAAGTCTCAGAGAAAACTAAGCCACAAAAGGAACCTTCACACAATTTATCTTTAACTTCAAATTTAGAAATAAAACCCAATTTTTGGAGCCAAATATCATGTAGAACACGATCACTGGAAATAACAGCATCATCACCTTCAACAAATAACTGAATTGAAGCATTATTTTTATATGCTGTGTATTTGATTAACATGAGATTAGAGAAACCGTTGCAAAGTGAAGTGGTCATTTCACCGGACATACGACGAGCATTTATCGTGCAAGTGAAAGCACTAAATAATAACATATTTTGCAACACTAGTTTCTTATATAAGTCCATGAATTCATGATGTATTGGTAATTCTTTTGTCATATGATCAATTAACAATACTTCACACGAATTCATAAAATCAGCACTAAATGACGATTCAAAACTAGTGAAATCGTTGAATATGAATAAATTGCCAGGTATGTTCAATTTGTCATTAACAACACGAGCTCGTTGTGTGACAGGAACATGTTTTATAAATTCATCACGTTGGAACACCACCTTCTCAATAGCATGCACAACAGGTCCAATTAAGCACTTATAAAGATCACAACGACTATAAATACCTCTTGGGGCTTTTGTTGATTCATAATATTCTTCTTTAATAAAGCAATCAAGTTTAGAAAAATCTTTTAAGAGAAGACCTTGTTCATATAAAACCATGATTTCCCTAAGACCATCACAACGCCACTTTGGATAATTAGATTCATTAAGCCAAGTTTCAAATGAAATATCAGCAATTGGGGATAAAGGCTGAAATTCTTCAAGTTGAAATAATACAAATTGGCGAAAGTCATTAAGAACTGTAGGATCAATGGGTGTGTGGTGAGTTCCAACACGATGTTTAACTCCATCTATATTGGAACCAATGTCAGAATCATCAGGTTTTTGTAATACAGCACCGTGGAAATAAATAGGTAAGCTTGAAGACATAATTTTTCGCTTACATTGTGTGTTTTTAATAATGGTAATATTTTTAAGGTCAGTCTTTCGTATTGATTTCAAAGTAGAATCTGGATCATCAATACGATAACCTCGTAAATATTGTGTCATTATACAATGTCGAGTTCGGGGAGGACTTCACTCACCCCAAACCCGGCAGTCACAAGAGAATAATTATATTGGAATTTTATTTTAGCATAAATTAAGGTATTATTCCACGTCTCATAGGAACAAGTTGGATCAATTACATCACAAAGCAATGGAGCAAAATCAACATTTGGATAAAGTGATTTAACAGAAGCAATGTAAGCATTAAAGTGTGACATCACTTTTGTAGTGTCATGAAACACCATATGCTGACTATGTTTAATAGGTGCTCCTAAAACAAGATAACGAGTCGTTCGATATTTAAAACAATAAAATTTATGTGGAAAGCACCAAGAAGCAACCATAAGAATAGGATTAAAGAAATTAAAACACCAGTGCAGATTTGCTACACTACGAATAGGTACATCAACTCTCAACACGAATGGATCGAGATCATTGACTTTCAGAGCTCGACGATTTTTGATATTGGATTCAGGAGGTACCTGATTATTCAATAAAGCACGAACCCTGAGCACCGCAGGATGATTAAATTCTTTAGTAAATAATCGTTTCTTATAAAGAAAATTTCCAGCACTATAGAACATAAATTTATGGTGAGCCTTAGAAAATTTCCTCATTTTATTATTAACTTTATTCTTTTGTATACGTGCTCTAGAGTCGAGAAAGAAACCATCACTAACAGGGTTAATGTCTTCGCGACCTAATATTTCAAACACTTTGTAAGTAACATAAAAGATCATGGTTGTATTGATGGTTTGAATAACCCAATCAAAACAACCAAAGTGCCAATATAATTTTATAAAGTTAAAAGGTGAAGGATAAACAGT